GTCAAGGATAGGCGGGCGTTCCAAAAAATTATCACACACATGGAACGATGATGTGTTATTTTTTTTTATGGAGGATAAAAACAATGATAAATCTTTATAATATGGATTGTTTGGAAGCGATGAAACGAATGGAAGATGGAAAATATTCGTTGGCGATTGTCGATCCACCGTATGGTTTGAAAAAAGCCGGTGTTCAAGGAGGTGGAAAAATGAAAAATAGGGCTTTCAATCGTGGTGAAGTTTTTCGATGGGATATACCACCAAATAAGGAATATTTTAATCAATTGTTTCGTGTATCAAAAAACCAAATCATTTGGGGCGGAAATTATTTTGATCTTCCACCTTCTCGTTGTGTTATTTGTTGGAATAAAAAACAACCTTGGGAAAATTTCAGTCAATGGGAAATGGCATGGACATCATTTGATTTTCCGGCGCCAATGTTCACTTTTGATAATCGATATAAAGGTAAAATACATCCAACACAAAAACCAATCGAATTATATGTTTGGTGTTTGAATCGATTTGGAAAAGAAGGCGATACAATATTGGATACACATCTTGGTTCTGGTTCCATCGCTATAGCATGTCATGATATGGGTTATTCTCTGGATGGATATGAACTTGATGTGGACTATTTCGAAGCAGCTTCCAAAAGATTGAAGGAACACCAAAGACAATTGAAACTATTTTGAGGAAAAAAACAATGAATATACCATACACCAACAAACATTTTCGTTCATTCTTAAGACGAAATATCAAACGTCCAAATGAATTTGCCGATAAATATCATTACAATGCAAGGAACATGCGGAGATGGTTATATAACGATCCTTTTCCACGTCCACCAATGATTGCGCAGTTATGCAAACAAATATCGGAATGTTATGGTGTTCCTCTGGAAGATATCATAATGGAATGTTTTGAAGCGTTACAACGTGATATGGATGAACATTTGAAAATACAATATAGTTTATAATTCTATGCAAAAATCAAGTATATGTATACAATTATGAATAAATATAAACTGTAATATATATTCATCACTTCTTTGATGGTTTAATGGTTCGTGTTTGTTGTGTGTAGGCGATTCCAAGCGCGGTTGGACTTGCAACCACTTCGCCAATGATTCCAGTGTTTATTTGTGTTTTTTTGGGCGTTCGATTCTTTTTCATATTTTGTTGGACCATTCGCATGGCAATCGCCGCCGCGCCACGTGCCACGGATACCGAAAAAAAGTTTCCAGCCGGATCCAGTTGGCCAACACTACCCATTCGGATGGCCGCCGCAGTAGCTCTTTTTTTTGAATATCCCAAATCCTTCATAAGTTTGGGAATCGCTTGTTGGATGGCGCGATTGGTGGAACGGTCTGTGATGATGATTCGTTGTGGCATGTTATAATACTATCATATTTTTATGGAGATATAAACATGGCCAAACAAAGAATAAATACAGTACCACCAAAACGTGTTCAGGAAAACGCGCGTCGTGCTTTGATGGTTCGCGCAAAACTACCACCATCCAAAAAAGCGATGAAGGATGAAAAAGGAAATGACACCACCGGCGTTTCAACGGCTCGAAAATTGATTGGTGGACGTCCATTGTCTATTGATACACTTCGAACAATGCGCGCGTGGTTTGCTCGTCACGATACACCGGAGGAACGCGCAAATCGTCGAAATGATAAGACATCCAAAGCATGGCAATCTTGGGAAGCATGGGGCGGTGATGATGGGAAACGATGGGTTGAAGCCGTTATGGATAGAATCGAACGGAATGAAGAATAAAAAAAACACCATCCGATATTGAATGGTGTTTAGTATGTTCTTTTTTTTATTGTGTGTTTTATGATGGAATAATCAGCGTGATATATTCCATCGTTTCGATTTCGTACGAATATTTGATCATGTAATCCACCGCGAAATCGTTGTTCATTATTATAACTGTTTCACCATTATGAAAATGAATCAGAATGTATTTTTTTTCGATGTTTTGTGTTTCCATTGTTTTTTCCTTTGGTTATTGGTTAATTGATTGTTTAATTAGTTCTTCAATAAAATCTATTCTCTTCCTTTGCTCTCTTCTAGCATCCTCAATTTTATTAATTTCTAATCCCATTTCATGCCTGAGTAGTCTTGCGTGACTATTCATGTTTTTCGAATAGGTTTTTACTACCATATAAAAATATAGGTTTTCTATATCTTTCTTTAACCATTTAATTTTTTCATTCATCTGCTGAATATTTTTGTGAATCTTCTTTTTTCCATATTCCAATTCTTCTGTTGTTAATTGTCTTTCTATAATTGCTTTTTTCCACTCTTCATAATTTTGTAAGTTCATTGTTTTTTCCTTTGGTTAGTTGGGGCTTTTTACGGCCCCATGTTAGTTGTTAGTTGTTATTATTGTATTTTGAAATCTCTTTGTAATGCAGTTGGTGAAACGTTTTTTTCGTCGAGTCTGAAATTTCTGATTGTGTACCAAATTTCAATTCCTTCGTCCATTTTCCATTCTTCACGTTCTATAATCCACCATTCGTTTCCATATTCGTCGAAAAATGTTGTTCCTCTTTTCAAGTTTTTATAATCGATAGTCATTGTTTTTCCTTTGGTTAGTTGGTTAGTAATTACAATACTAATTTATTATTTTCAATCTGTAAAGTATTATTTTACATAATTATGAAAAAAAGATAAAAAAAAATATCTTTTGGAACATTTGGATCATTGGATCATCGTTTTTCTATACATTTTATATATTATTAATAATTTCTTTTGTTTTTTTATGTTCCAATGTTCCAATTATATAATTGGAAGAATAAATAACGATTGTCACGAATAGATTTGATTGATTTTTTGGAACATTTTTTGGATCATTTTGGATCTTGTTTTTGTTCCAATTGTCAAAAATATGTAAAGTGTAAACAAAATACGTTTTTTTTGATACATTGATCTTGTTATGTCAAGGAATCACAAATTACTTATCATTAAAGATATGAACAAACATCACGTCGAAATTGTATGTGATGAAAAAGTGTATCGTATAGCTATGCGATTCGGAAAACCTTGGATGATTTTTGACATCGCGAATCGAACCCATGTAAAGGTTCCAAAAAACTTTGATGTGTTATCATTGTTGAATTATGGAATTTTCAATCTAATTTTGGAAGGTGTTATGTCTGAAGAATCATCACAAAAATTTGTTTATATTGTCCACACATTTCCGGATTCCTCAAAGATGAATTGGCATGCCGATTGTTTTGATTTCGTAGAATATACATATGGATATCCAATCCAATATGACAAAAAACACGATATGTATTATATTCACACCGATGAAGAATTGGATATTTTGGAGCTCAACAATGACCATGGGATTGTGGCGATTCTGGAACCGGATGAAAATGGAAAAATTCAATTGGATGATGATTGAGTATGAAATCGATGATGGCATGGTTCACACAATACCACCAAATCATCATCACGTTCACGTCCAAGCCTTTCATAACTGTTATGATGGACATTCAATGGTTTATCATTGGCACCACACAATTGACATTTAAAACCGGCTTTTTCTCTCATTCGACGCGCTGTTTGTTTCCAAGCATGTGAAGATATATAACTGGCATAATTCACCGGTGAATTCATTGGTGTTTTCGTCCATTGATTCATCCACACATCATGTTCTTTTCGTATTTTCAAAGCATCACACGATGAACACGTTTTTGATGGTTGTTCGTTTCTGGATCGAATGGTGGAAACAAATGTTCGATGGCATATTTCACAATTCATTTGAATCGGTAATGGTCCGGCGATCCCATAAATCCGTTCTTTGTTTACATCTATCAATTCACCAATCGATGTTGGTGACATGTCCGTTTTCCAATATAAGTATCGAATCAAATCGGTCCGGTCATCTTCATCAGAGTCTACAATAAAATCAGCGATGGAAGAATCAAGCCGTTTTTTCGATTCCTCCATCAGTAGATTCGTATATTCCAATTGGTGTTTGGCCATCTCTATCAATTCCAAAAGATTGGTGATTTGATAGCGCAATTCGGAAATATTGTTTTTTTGCATTTCACGATATGGTTGAAATAAATCTTCACAATCGCATGGATCCGCGAAACATATTTCACATGGTGTATCTTGTTTTTTTTCGGTGTTTTTGTCCATCAATCATCCGGTGTTTTGTGGTGTATGATGGAATATATTATATCATACATTTTTGGATTGATCATTATATCGATAACATCGAACACGTTTTCCATTGGGCATATTTGCCATATATGGTTGATATCCTAGTTTTTTCAAACAGAATTCAATTCTGGATCGTGTTCCACTGGTTCGGTTTTGCATGGGTACCTCCAAAAGATTCATCGCCAAGTTGAAATCCACAACGTCAACGCGTCCACGCTTCAAAAAAAGCGGTTTGGTAAATTCACCGCTTTCCAGCTTATCCAACCACGGATCGATGGTGGAAAAAATATCGGCTTCATCCATTCGCAGTTGTTCCTCTTCATCCGTCAACCAATGTTGTTCATCTTCCATCATATAATGTATGGCTTCAGCCCAAATTTGAGGAACTACTTTTGAAAAACTATCACGATCAAATCGTTCATCCATTGTTTCACCGACTTGAACACACCAAAAACGCGTTGAACCGGTGGAATCGGTCAATAAATCCATTCTATTGGAAGTCACAACCATTATTCCTTGTCTTGGAAGTGTTACGGCGTTTCGTGCGTATGGAACTTTTACCGTATCCGAAGCCGATGATATGAACGCTTTTTCGATTTCCGCATCTTTGGATCTTCCAGCCCACTCCGCTAATTCATATATAAATTTTCCTTGCAATTTCAAAGCCGCGTATTCGTGATTCATGTTGAATTTGGTATCCGCGAACCATTCTTGATTTCCACACAATGTTTTCAAAAACATCGATTTTCCAAAATTTTGTTGACCGGTCAAAACCAAAATGGATTTGATATATACCGGGTCTTTTGATGAAGCATGAAACAATCTTTTCACGGCTCCAATCAACCATCGTTTGGAATATGCACGATGTAATTCTGAATCAGATACACCGCACCAATCAATCAACATTGTTTCCAATCGTTTTTCACCATCCCATTCCAATGTTTTCATCCATTCGCGAACCGGATGATATCTGTTTTCTCTAGCGATGAAAATGATGGCTTCGTGTAACATCTTCATGTTCACACGTAATTGATACACACGTGATAACCAATCCGCCAACCATACCTCGTCCGTATCCGATAATATTTCACTATCTGAATAGTATTGGTCCGGAAATTTGACGTGAACCTGCTGTGTAAATTCATTCAATCGAATCGCGTTTTCCAATCTGGAATCAAAGCGTAATACACGAATGATATTTTCCAAATATGGAAATGGTTCCCCTTCAATCATTTGGTTTCCAACAATCTTTGTTCGGCGTTCCAATGGAATGTTTTCCGGTTGTAGTTGTTTTTTCAAGTTTTGTAAATCTTCTATGTTCATCATATGTTTCCTTTTTAGTCGATATTATTGTATTTTGATAAATTGTATAATGATATTGATTTTCCACACGAATTTCGATGTCCACAAATCGCCGCTGGTGATTGGATTGGCGCGTAATAAAAATACATCGATGGACGATTGCAAAATGGACACGGTATTTTTTCAAAACGATCACCACGATCCACACCAACCAATCGAGACGATAACCAACGTCTTGAATGTTCATCGGTGTTATATTGTTCGATGATTTGTTGAATGATGGATCCACGTCCGTAGTATTTTACACTACTTGAATCAAATGTTGGTGATGGATTTGATTTCACAATGGTTTTTTGTTCTGGAATGTGTGAATAATCCAAATCTAACCATGGCCATTCCTTCGCTGGTTGAAAATATGAATCTTTTGGTGATTGTGGTTTGTGCGCTGGCATGTAATATATTCTTGATGGATCTTTACATTGTTGGTCCGGTCCGGTTTCCAATCCGGTTTTTTCAGTCCAAAATTCCATCGCCGCAATCCACGCACGATTCCAATCTACCGCCGGAATTGGTTTTTCAAGCGGAAAAACGATCCTCCACTTGTGTTTTTCCCAAGTATGCGAAAAGCTAGTATAAAAATAGTATTTCGTACCCCAAAAACACATATTTTTTCCAACGGATGTTCCATCGTCAATGTCAAAAACCAACATCGTAATTTCTTTGACATTCTTTTTTGATCTTGGACCATTCATGACAGCTGGACAAAAAGCCGCACCATTTTTTTCATCACGAATTCTAAACTTCAAAAAATCACTATCCATTTTGTGTTGTGGTAGCGATACCGAAACACCTTTTTTATCGAAATGATTGCGATACATATGAAAATGTATTATCTTATCTTTATACATTGTTTTCTCCTTGTATATTTGACTCATTGTTTTTGTTAGTTAGTTTGACTTCGATGGCGCGCCGGATTTGGTTAGTTGGCGTGCCATCATTTTTTTTGTTAGCATTCAAAGATTGATACCGATATGTGTGAATACTCATATGTATCATCATCAATTTTTGAACAATAATATTTGGTACCAGTCACAGATACAACCAAATGATCATCCGTTAAACATTGGGCGTCCACCAATCCATCCAAAACGGCTTTGATACAGTTATCAACATCCGGTTTTGATGCATGAAACAATCGTTCTGATGGAATTTCTCGGTGTTTCATTCTTTGGGGACGTGGAAAAACGAATGTGATTCCAATCGTAACCGGATAATCGATGGTTTTGAAATCTTCATATTCAGCCAATAAAAGCGCCGTTTCTTGGATGAACTGACGTTTCCATACAACATAATCTTTCGGCATATATGAATGACTTGTTTTTGTTACGCGTGGACGTGGACACGATTTTGGTTCCAAAAGATAATCGAAATGAAATGATTTTTTGTTATTGTTTTCCATTGTTTATCATCCTTTTGAATTGTGTTTGGAATACAGCCATTTGTATTTTTTGAGCTATTTTTTCTTGTTCCGAAAAATCATCCGTGAAACATTCAGCCAATGCAATAATGTTTTTGAATGTCGGACAATGATTCCCTTCGATCCAATTATAATATGTTTGTCTGGATACACCTAATTGTTGACATATCGATGTAACCGACATTTTTTTGATAAGTTGTAAATCATCCATAAGATTTTTTAACATTTTTATCTCCTTTTTTATATTAAAGTATTGACAAGTAAATAGTTACACATTATTGTATAACTATACTTTACAGTATCAAATAATATTTTACACGTCAAACAAAAAAAGGAAAAAAACAATGAACAATCTTATAATCGATACAATGTGGAATTTTCATTTCTTATTGGCCAATTTTCGACCGCTCTTTCATCTCGGTGGTGTTATTCTTACAATCATTATTCTATTTTTGCTACTTTTGGAGGAAACAAACAATGATCAAAAAAAATAATACAAAAATCGTTATTGATTGCGAAACATCCGGTTTGAATCCGGAAAAACACCAAATCATTGAAGTATGTATAGCTACATTGGATGATAACAATGAAATCGTGGATATGTGGTCACAACGATGTCAATTTGAATATAAACGCGCCGATTCTACCGCATTGAAAATCAACGGATACGAAAACGATCGTGAGCTTTGGAATAATGCAGTATCTCAAAATGCGATTGCCATCGAACTTCGAAACCGCATAGCCGGAAAAACAATCATTGGTCACAATGTGAAATTCGATATGGATTTCATTGTGGAATTGTGGCGCGTACAAGGTATTTCAAAACCCAAATATGACTATCGATTCATTGATACGGTTGTTTTGTGTCATTACCATCTTGATTTCCTTGGTATGTCTTTATCTTTGGATACTGTACGGAAATTCTTTGGATGGTCTTTGGAAGGAAACCACACCGCAACAAAAGACGTTCATGACACCGCCAAATTATATCGAAAACTTATGAACGCCGGCCGGCTTCATCGATTTCAATGGATCATCTCTTATTTGATTCGACTATCAATTTGATTCCGGAAATCTGACCATCCAAATGTGTCACCTTTTGTTCCAAAACTGATATTCTGGATGAAATATCATCAAATTTTGTCGCTATTGTCGTTAATTTTTCGGTGATGTTTTCCATTTTTCCGGTGGTTGAATCCAATTTGGAAGATATGGAATTTGTGATGGTTTTTCGTTCATCATCCAGTTTTCCAACCACTTCATCATATTTCGTTCGCAGTTTTTCCTCGCGTACTTCGAATTTCAACAATTGTTGTTCCTCATTTGCGGCGTTCAAACGTGTGATTTCATCGATTTTCAAAAGGAAACGACTGTTCATTTCATCCAATCGTTTTTCACTTTTTGTATCTCTATATACAAGATAAGCCGCGAACAATCCCATCGCGCCATTTTGCAACAATATATCGATGAATTCCATTTCCATTCCTAAATTCCATTTTTTTCGATAAACGCTTTGGTGATGGGTACAATCAATTCAATGATATTTTCAGCTACAATATCTTTTAATTCGTCTTTGTCTACTCTTTTATCATCAGCGCGCGCCGCTTGGACATCTTCGACAATCTTTTTTGTTTGGTCTTGAAAAATCTGTATCAATTCAAGCCATGGAACCTTAATATTCTTCATTATATTTTCCAGTAATAAGAGTATATGTGAATGTTGGCCATCCACGAAATTCGATTTGTTTCCTACATAATAACATGAAATGATCGAATTCGATAGGACTAGCGAAAACTTGACATCCAGCTGACCATTTATCCACGAATACCGATTCACGCGAAGGATTTGAACGATGAATGTTGATTCCGAAAATCCCTTGGTCTACTACTTGCGATTCTTCCGCAACTTCATCACGATCCGAATCTCGCCAAACACGGACGGGTAACCTTTGACATAAAGCGTCGTATTTTCCACGATGTTTTCCGATTTGCCATCCTCCACAAACCTGTTGTGGACTACACATCACCGCGGTTCCCTTCTTTCGTCCATTCAATAACCAATATTTTCCAGGTTCGGTTGTTATACGATATTTGTGATGTTTCCAATGTCCGGTTTGTTTATATGCGACATGTAACCAATCATCAAAGCGATTTGGAACGGCGGCGCCCAATGGCGTTCGAACACCAATAATATTCAAGTTGAAATCACCATTTTCGAAAACCTTGAAACCAGCCGATTCGACGATATCAAGTATGTGTGGTCTTTTCATAATATTGTCCTATTGTTTACGATGGGATTGTCTTCTATCATCAAAGTGTACATCCATTGTTTGTCTTGATATTCTTTAGCTATGATTTGACATTTTATCCGATTCATTCCGTGGATGATGGATGTCAATGTAACAACATCACCCAAATAGAGATAGCCATATTCGAAATCTGATTGGATATCCACCGTGAAATATCCCAAAGCACGTTGACGAAGTATATTGGCACCAATCCGTTGAACCGTGGAAAAATCTGTGACGAATTCCAATTCGATTTCCTGTTTTCGTACACCAAAACGATTTTTGGAAATTGTCGTGTATTCGCTTTCTTTGATGGTGTAATATCCCAAATATTTATCAAAAAATCCACTGTATCCATATTTCAATGTAACTTCATTGATGATTTCATCCGATGATATGGATGGCTGGATTGGTGATATCAAACGACAATTATCATCTACTTGAAAATCAAATAGCGACGATGGATTGTTGCGAAAAATCATTGGTGTGATTGGTCGCAATCCGTTCGGACCGTTCACAATCTCCAATGGTAAGAATGGAATCATATGTGTTTGGATGAACTGTTGAACGGTTATATCTGTGTTGATGTATCCGGTGAATTTGTATACATTCAGATATTCACGAATGGAATCGAAAGAAGGAAAATCGATATTGGCTTTGGTTTTCATCAAAAGATACAACAATAAATCACCGGCTTTTTCCAACGCTCCATCACCAAAAGGATTTGGAAAACCACCACCATTTGTCCATCGGATCCAATAATATGGATTTCCAGCGTTTTCCGATGTGCTTTGATTTCCTTCGATGGCCGTGGATGTTGTTATAACACTGATTTCATTACCAAGTAGATCAAACGATTGTGAAATGGATATCGACGCGGTGTTGTGTGCAAAATCAACCACCTCCACCGATGTAGCTTCAACCGGATGACCGGCCACCATTAATTCAAAAACACCGCCAACCGTGTTTTGTTCGTTGTTCAAATAAGCCGGTGTACAATATATATCGGCGTTGAATATTCCACCGGTGGATGTTGTTTGTGGAATTTGATTCCCCGGTGAACCAATGATGAATGGATATACTTTTCCAATGGCAGTTGAATCATGTGGATCCACGAATGTTTGATATGATATTTTCTTTTCTGGATCCACAATTTGGATGATTTGATCATCCGTTTCATTTTCGATTGAAAACGCTACATATCCAATTGGCTGATCTACGTGTCCAAAAACGGGTTGTGTAACTTTTCCTTTCATCATGACCACGCGTTGTTCATACGTGTGGACCGGCTGAAATTCACGTATCAAAATGTAAGATATTTCACATGGTGATTCGTCCAAAAGATTTCCTTGGAATCTTTGTTGTGATACATTGATATTATCAAAATATACCTCCATCGGAATGGAATTGGATTCAGCATTGAAGCCCAAAACCGACGATTCCAAACGAAAATCCGGATCGTCGATGGCGCCTTGAAATGATATCGTGGTTCCATCATCTTTTTCGATTTCGATTGGCATTGTGGAAAATCTATATGTTTGACCATTCCAATCCAATTCCATCAAAAAAACAATATCCGAACCAAGTAATTCAATGTATGATGGAGCTAATTTCATGTTATCTCTCTGATATCAATTTGTGAAATTCTGTAACATTCATCGACATTTTCATCACCCAAAACATTATCAATCGATATGTTTGATGTTGTAATGCCATATATGAAATCTTGATATCTGTTTAACACTCTTTTTGTGAGACCGGCTTTAATCGCTGGAATATATACAATCGGTTTTCCAGCGCCATCCAAATAAGTATACAATCCAATCATCGAATACGGAATATCACCATAATTCGCGATTGAATATGTTTGGGTGTCTGTGTTTAATGTGCTGAAATAATCACCATCAAACGATGATTCGAACAATGTTGTTTGATCGACGGGATCCGTCCATGAAATTCTAGCGGTTCGATGTCCAATACTTCGAACACGTGTTTTAATTTGGTTATCTGTTGTTTGATATATATCCGTGTTTGATTCATAGGTTATTGATCTTCCACGACCATATTGTGGTGCGAAAATAAACATGGAACCGTGGATAATTTGGCCAATTTCAAAATATGAATCCACGATGGTTTGTGAAGGAAATGATATTTTCCAACGTGATGATGATAAAACGGAATGTGTGATTGTTACTTGTCTGGAATATACTTTGAATGTTCCGGTGTATGGTTCGGTGTCATCGATTCCATCCAAAACAAACGTGGCCGGTTTTCCGGTTGTACTACCCATAACACCGGATGAATTTGATATGATACGACGATATTTTGTTGAGGTTAAATATGTGAGCTCACATATACAACCCGCAAATTCATTTTCGAACGCATAAAAGGAACCACCACCGGATGTTGTGGAACGTACTGTTGAACCAATCCGAATCAAATCACAAACCAATCCATCCGACATATTAATAACACCAAGCGATGTCCATGAACCAAACGCTTCATAATATAATGTAAATTCACGAAAATTACATCCTAGTAATGTAACGGCGCCCATGTTGTTTGTGGATATGTCTCTAACGGTATCATTTCCATATGTATACCAAACAATATCTTGTGCGGATGTGTTGGTTGATTGCCATTTTACACGTGGCGATGTGTTCACGTCAAACATCATACGTTCCAAAGCGAAATCATATTGTCGTTTGATTTGGTATTGATCGCCAATTCGCGCCGGTCCATCTATGGTTGATATTGAACATCCACCATTCACAAATTGTTTCAATCCGGTGGATGGATACGGAACACCAATCAATGATGGTATTTCATCAAATCCAGTTAATCCAAAATGGAATTCATACCAATATGTCGATACTTGTGATGTGGATGTGGTAATATGTCCCCATTTTATAGTGCGGCCGGATGTGATTGATGATGTGGATGTCACGCCGGCGTTCGCGATTTCACGCCATGTTTTTCGGCTTTTGTACACATCGTATGTATCCCATACAATGATATTTGAACCCGTAAAAGATACCAAAAATTCGATCTGTTCGGTGTTGTGTCCGGATGATGAACCCATCGATGTGGCGCCGGTTACATCGTACACATCAATCGCGTTTGTATCGATTCGTATTTCCACAATGTAACGTGATGAACCATCATCAATAATCAATTCTACACCACGTTCCGTTGATGATGAGGAACCGCCCAATGTAGGTTTACAACGAAATCGAAGTAACAAATTACCGGATGAACCGGATGTATATGTATAAAAAATTTGTCCACCGGACGAATTGCAGATTGTTCGCATTCTTCCATCGTTTATTGTATTCCCTACGGATCCGGATACAGTTCGTGTCCACCATCCGGTTTCATGTGGCTCGTCGAATGGAAACCAAGTTGAATAGAAATTATTGATATCAAATTTGTTTGTATATATTCCAACATCATTTGTAACATCCAAAGATACATTCGACATTTGATTGTAGTAAATCACATGAACCGAATTATCATCCGGACCCGGATTTGAGATGTGACTGGAAAATAATCCACTTCGGCCATCAACATACCGCGCATGTATATCAATCAAACGTGTGATTGTATCATTATGACTTACCAAATATTGTTGTATTGGTGAAATAAAACCATCCAAATCACCATCGGATGAATAATATAAATTTGTTGAATAATATGTTGCTGATGATATCAATGTTCGTAATCTAAAAACCAAATGTTTTTCACCATTCAGAATTTCATACGATGTACATTCACCATCTGATAACAAATTTGATGATAAATAACACGTAGACAAAGCCGATGAGCCGGCGCCACTATAATCCACAATATCTTCATAGTCATTTCCAAGTATTTGATCGATAATCGACGATCCACCATCAGAAAATGACAATATCGATATAAAATCCGGATCTCGTATCCAAGTAAAAATGAAATCTCCATTCGTATCCGTGTATAAATCGATGCGATATATATAATCATCACCGGCGATTGATTCATCAACTTTTGAAAATGTCATTCCACCATTCACGGATAAATATTGGATGATTCGATTTCGATGTGTATCCAAGGAATTGAACCAATAATGTTCCAAGATCAAAATGGTTTGTCCTCTGGAATAGGCCATTCGAATTCGTTGTGGAATTTGTTCGTTTATGCTTATCTTTATATCCAAACATCCTTCATTCACCAATGTCCAATTATCACCATCATTTGTTGAACGATATATTGATATATTCGCGTAATTTGTACTATCATCGACTTGTAAAAATGCCAATAATATCGAACCATCATCCATCATACACATCGATGGAAATATATCTTGTGATGATGTGTTTTGAACTTCCAATGTTAATTTGTTTGTCCACGTAGATGTTGTATCGGTATTCAAACACTTATCCACCAAAACATATTTATTATTTCCACTTGTGTATCTCTGGTAAGCTACAAGTTTATCGCCATTCGATAATGGTTGGACATATGGATAATTATATTGTTCTGTTGCTTCGGCGGCGATCATTTCAAATCCGGATATACCATTTCGACCAAATTGACCATAATATGTTGATTCACCGGTTTCGGAAAACTTGAACATCGCCGGATTTTCAACATTTCCCGGTGTGCCTCCTTTGATTGTTTCAATGGTTATATCTTCCAAATCATCTTGATCTCCAAACGATGCCAATGACATATCGTTTTGTGTTAGATTCTTTGGACTTCCACAACGCGAACCGGCTTGTGTTGCGGTTGTGGATGAATAATCGATGGAATCAACATTGAATGGTGAGGGGACCAAAAATCCACGAAAATGTTCTTGTGTTTTTAATGCCATTTTAATACCTACCGGACGCGCGTTTTGTTCCAAATCTTCCACGTTTTTCACCGGCCGATATGAAACGATCAAAATGTTTGAATGGTTGTATGACTACCACTTTTTGTTGTGGTGCGTTTTGTAATTCTCTCAATCCTTGTTCGCCACCAAGCCGTTGAACCGTGGCACGATCCAAAACGGCTTCACCGGTTAATAATTGCGCTTGTGTTTGGTCCGGTGCCAATGGATCCGACTGTCCAACCATACCACCAACATCGAATTTTGGTGGTGGTTGTGATTGTACCGCCGCCAATTCCAATCCAGCTTTTCCAGCCGCCAACGCCGCAATTCCAACCGAAGCCGGAAAAGGATAATCAGCGAACGCGCGCGCCGATGATTGGGCCATATCGATCAGTATTCCAGCCACCGCCGCCGATTGTTTCATTCGAAATGATTTCATCATTTGTTTTTCGATGGTTTGTTGATATGCCTTTTCAATGTCTGTTCGTTGACGTGCTGATTCTTCCGAACTAATAACACCGGCTTTTTCCATCTTTTCAATGTTTTGGATGGCTTCATCGCGATTTCGAACATATTGTTCTATTGCATTATCTTGGATTTGTAAAAATGCCGATGATATTCCACTTACCAAATTCATCGCTTCATCGATCATTTGTTGGTTCATCGCTTTTCGTTCTTCAATGATTTCATCGATGGCCGCTTTTTCCAAATCTACCAAATCATCTTGTAATTTCTGTTCACTGAAATATCGCGCTTGATTCCCTTGTTCGTACATATTGACGATTTGATCACGCATTTCGATACGTCGAGCCATATAATCATCTTCGGATATTTCACCGGCTTCCAACGCTTTTTCCAAATCCGTGGTTCGTTGTTGATATGCTTGTTGTTGTGCATATTGGATTTCTTTGATTCTTTCCAATCTATCTTCGTGTGCTTTTCTTAATTTATCTTCATCAGATAATTCACCTTTGTATAATTCCATCGACATATCAAACAATGATGATTGGGCGTCAAAAATATCACCAAGTACATCCAAATCATTATTTCGTATTTCAATCAGTTTTTCCAATGCTTTGGTTTCTTCTTTGATTTCCTCGATTTGTGGTTTTCTGGATGGTGTCTTGATTGGCTTTTCACTATCCGAACGGATTTTCATTCGTGCTTGATGTAGTTTTTCAATTTCTTTTTCAGCTTCGGAAAATGCATTAAAAGCGGTGTCAACATTTTCGAAAGCCGCGTTGAATCCTTCTTTGATGGCGTTGGCGGCCATCACAACATCACCGGACAAAAGATGTTGCATAGCGACCAAATGACCGTTCACAATTGATATTTGAACCGACATGCCATTGAACGCCGCAACAAATGCCGCTTTGGTATATATGATTCCGGATGTTATCGAATCAATCGCCGATGATATTCCAGCGGTTCCGGTCATTGTCATAAGAATTTCTTGCATGGCTCCGGTTCCAACTGCACCCAAATCAGCCATCGCGCGTTGGAAATCGGCGGCTTGTTTTACGGCTTCCGGTCCAACATCTAATCCAAATTCTCTACCCAATGAAATGAATTCATCCATAGCACCAACCGCGCCGGACTGCGCAAATATAGCGCCGGATTCACCAAACATTTTCATCAATAACGCGTTTCGTTCCAAATCACTATCCATTTCACCAAGTGATTTCATCATGTCTCGAAAAACATCATCGGCGTTTCGCAAATCTCCATTGGTTTCATTGACTTGAACACCCATTTTTTCGAACAAATCTATCGCGTTTTTATTTTCGTTATTGGCTTCCACCATAAAGAATTGAAGTTTTTGGAGGGGTCCAATAAACTGTTCGAACGCCAATCCACTTCCTTCGGCGGCGATTTTCAATCCTTGTAATGTTTCGGCGGCGATTCCGGTTTTGGTGGATGTGTCCACCAAATCATTGGTGGCATCGGCTACACGTTGACCAAATTCCAACATCGCATATCCAGCGCCGGCAATCGCAACACCGGCCATCGAAGCGGATTTGGACATATTCGAAAACTTTTCTTTGAATGATTTGGATGTTTTATCGGCGGCGCGTTCGGCTTTTTTCAACTCTTTTTCAACTTCGTTGATTGCCTGTTTCATCTGTTTTTCAGTGATTCCGGGAATACGTTTCAACGCACGTTCCAACGCGCCGATATTCGCCGTGTAACTGATTTCGATGGTTTTATTCACGTCCGCCATTATGCTATCCTTCTTACAATCTTCAAATATTCATTGGCCATTTTTTCAGCGATATTTTGCGCTTGGTTTTTCATTGGGTCATACAATAGTTTTGAAAATACGTGTGAATTTTTTGGAAGAGGAACTCGGCGATTGTCTTTTGTTTCAGATTCGAATCCAATCGCCGTTTTGATCATATATGCGTATTGTGCATTGTTGTTTATCGACACTTTCAATCCAATGTTTCCACCTTGGATAATTTTTGATGACTTGATGAAAAACATATCTCGCGAATGTGGTTTGTTTTCTCGTGTTCGTGTCCGGCGGTGGTCATATGGCCAATTTTTTTTCGTTTGATTTAATATTGGAACCAACGACATTTTCATTTCGTTTTCCAATGGACGCAACAAATCATTTAATCCATCTTCAAAGATACGTAGAGCGCCGGATTGACTTTTGATTGTATGACCGGATGATGTTTTGATTTCAAATCCCATTGGATCCCTTTCGTAAATATTTTTCGCGTTGTTTCAAAAATCGTTCTTTTTTCAATCTTTCTTTTCGTTTCTGGATATGCTTTGGATCCATTCTTGACAATCTATAATGAGCTATCAAATCAATCTGTAAATCCTTTTCAAGTCCAATAAACCATCCCGGTGTTTGATTCCAATCTTTTTCGATATCAAGTATTATTCTTTGGATTCCTCCACGGGATCCGATGAAAAATTTTCCCTTTCTTCGACCTCGTCATTTGATGGTATTTTTGAACCAGCCAAAACCAAACATTTGGAACCGGCGGTGATAATATCACCCAATGAAACACCATTGTCCAAAAGATATTTTTGCATTGTAGCGCCATACATCAACGGGTCACAATCCATCATCGAATATTTTGGTGGTCGAATGGATGGACATAAAACACCGATGGCCGCCGCCGATAATCTTCCAAATTTCGCACGGTTCCCATTGGTGGATGATTGTTCAAAGACAATATCCAATAGTATAGAAATGCTTTTCGGATATTCAATGTCCACCATTCCAAATTTTCCCAAATTTACTTGTTGTTTATCTTCCATGTTTCCTCCTTTGGACGATAAAAAAATGAATCAAATATAATTATGGTGTAAATGTACTTCTTACGATACCACCATAACATTCACCGGTTAATGAAATGCTATCTGGATCCCCTTCGGATACTTGATATGTAAGTAGACATTTCGATAATGTAGCACGATGGCCAACAACTTCGGCGCCGATTGCGGTTTTATCAACATCAAATTCGATATCCACCAAATATTGTTCATAACCATTTCCGCCGGCGCTAACATTTATTGATGCGTTACCAGTTTTCATAATGAAATCGATAATGGAATCCGATGATGTATTGGTAAGCTCGCGAAAATGAACCGTGAATGAAAAAGACAAAACCGGATCGTCGGCGCGTCTCAATCCAACGATGGTTCCACGATCACGAATCACAACACGATCGCTTTTTTCCTCCGTGAATGAAAAATCGCCATTCTCATATGCTACGGTGTATTGATTTGGTGTTGGTGTGGTACCATCAAGTATTCGTATTGTTCCGTCGCGACGTACCGCGACACTCGTTGATTCAGCCATGTAAGCCTCCAATTATTAATTTATAGGTAAATAGTGATATGCATCGAAAAACGATGATGAAAAAAAATATTCTCCACTATCCGATATTTCACGTTGTGAGTTTATATAACGAAAATGTGTGGATTCATATAAATCGGTGTCGGTTCGGTCCAATATCGCTTTGATGATTGATTGTTCTTTGTCTAGCAAATTATCATAGTCATCATTTTGTGATAATGGTCGAATTCGATATGAAAAACGTACTTCGATTTGGGTGATACATTCAACACCTTCCGATGGTCTTTGGCGACCGGATACGGCGTTGGTAGCATTGGCACCAATCGAAAACGCCAAATGTGCCACGGTTTGTTGTGTTTTCCCAAACATCAGAATCGGAAATGTAGAACGACGAAATCCACCACCGGAAATTCCAATGATGGCCGTAGCTACATGATCTTGAATATTGGATACACTGATTGTTGTCATTATCTCATCCCAAAACGACGATAAAACGCGCGCGGTGGATCGGACAAATATATTTGAGATACACCACCGGTTCGTTCATATGGGTCATCCATTACACCGTCCTCATCTTCATCATATCGAAAATTCATTGATGAAAATGTACGTTCAAACGCACGTTCATGTTCCCTTGCAAGATCCAAATATCTTCCTTCACTCTGGCCCAATGCACTATGTAAAGCGCGCCATATTAAAGATAAACAAAGGTTGATATGTGGTTCACGTAAAGCATGCGGATCCATAATCAAATATGGAAGCCGGCCGGCGATACGAATACGATTCAACACTTGAAACCACGATTCATCGATCCACTTTTGCCATGATGTTTCATCGGTTGGAAGTAGATTCGACAAATCCGGATACAATGTTGTTAAATCAATATCTGATATCACTGGATAAATCGGTGATAAACAAATATACGCTGGTCGTTTGAATGTGTATTGTGTTGTGCCAATCGTTATTTTCCACGTTTCCATCCATCCTTCGGATAGTGTTGTGGTTGATGGTACTTGTGAAGCGGCGATGGTGTATTGTGCCGAACTATCCACTTTATTCACGTTTTGATTTTCCAAAATAAATTTTCCGGTCTGATCTTGTAAGGAATACAAACCGGATGTGAAATCAATTTTGGCACCATCACGATATACATCCAAAGAAACCAATTGTGTTTTGGCTCTTTCGATAAGTTGTGGCGCACGTATTCGTGGCGCGTATGGGGTTGATAATTCGGGCATGTGTTATCTCGTTATACGTGTAATAAAATATCCCAAGATGAACCATCACAAACGACAATGGCACTTTCACCAGCCGCAACACCGGCGCCGCCAATGATAGGATTTCCATCGGCATCTTGTATAACATAAGCATGTCCGGATAGAGCATCGTTACGAAAAAAGAATACCGCACCATCCTTTTTTGGTGGTGTTTTGATTGTTGCGGAACTTCCTTTGGAATTTGTAATAACTTGAAACATGGAATCTTTATATGTAAGATTTTTGTCCGCTGTTATTGTTTCAATGTTTACACCGTTTTTGAATTGAAAATGTCTAGCTACTTTGAACGCTTGACTAGAATTATATGATGCCATTTCTATATCCTTTTTTGATGGTTAAGATAATCTCTATTTTTTAGAGTCATGACGTTGTGCGATTTTTTGCGCCGCTTGTCGTGCCTCCGTATAACTAATACTTGGGTTTTGTTTTACCAAACGATCCGCCATTCTCTGTACCGCTCGATATTTTTTATTGTATTCTTTTTCTTTCATGCTTTCTTTCTCTTTTTGGATGTCGATTCATCCTGTTTATCATTATACAACAAATCTTTCGCTTTTTTCATATGTTCCAATTTTTTTTCTTCCAAAGCGATTTGTTTTTGTACGTGTGGAATGTGTCCACGTTGTGCATTTCTTTCTATTCGTCTTTCTTGACGTTCAATCAGTACATCCAAAACATCGACATCCGGTTGTGGTAATACACCATCATCCAATAATTTCATCCTCCATTCATCGAATGATTTATGGTCGAAATTCCATATGACACGATTTCCAATGACTTTTGGTGTTGCCCAAATTTCTTTGTAGATCCATCCACCATATCGTGATTGAAATCTTTGTTGATATCCAAATTCCAAATCCAATATTTCAAAGCCGTTATCCATCATTTGGACACGTGCCATTGTTGAATCGGCGCCACGTCCATTCGGTACCATTCGAACCGCATTACAACCGGGTAATTCTCTCAAATGTCGAAATGTTGGAAGCCATCGATAGTTTTCATCATCGATTTCGACCAATTCCCAACATGTCATTGGATGATGCATCAACCAAAACGGATGATTGGGTTTTTCTGGAATGGCAGTTTGTTTTTTGGCTTGGTAGCCAGTCCAAGGTTGATTTTGCATGTTTCCTCCTTTGCAAAATAAAAAAGTGAAAAATCGGAAAGGTACCCCAAACCAAAAAGATGGCTTGGGGAAAAAGGAGGAAATTCCCCCAAACCGATCCGATTTTAATCAGAAAAATCAGATATTATGCATCCGTTGAAACGAGTACACCACGCGCATCTTCAACGATACCAGCACCACAATAAGCGGTTCCAATGATTTCGGTCAATCCTTTGGATGCATCACGTTGATATTCAACAACGATTGGTGTTCCGGCTGGTCTTACTTCGCCACCGGCTCCAACCATTGGCGCGGGTGTTCCGATTGCGTATGCGATTGCACCAGCGCTGAACATAGCACCTTGTTTATTTCCAGCGGATTCCGCAACATAAGAAGATTTATGTATTTGAACACCAAGGAAATCACCGACATATCCTTGTCCCATCATCTTCAACATATCGTGAGATGCTGAATTGAATGCTATAGCGTTCGCGGCTTCATTGCGGATTGATGCTTGTAGATCTGCAATTTGACGTGGATGTAATACCGCAAAAATTTGTGATGGATTGTTGGCCAATTCCAAAGCGAAAACACCATCGAGAAAATCATCGATAGACATATCAACACCGGATGTTCCGACACTGGTTCCAAAACTTCCAAATGTAGCCGCTACGATTTCCATAAAACGAGCTTCGAACGCTCCAACCATACTTTCAGCTAAGCGAAACGGTGAAATATCGGATCCAAGCCCGGACAAATTCGCGAGGTCGGTCATATCGTAACGAAGTGCTTGACGTGCGACTGTGATTGTTGCGGTGTCCATTTCGAGTTGTGAAGCGCTTACATCAGCACCATCGGAAGCGGAAGCCATAGCATCATAACCATCTAAACCAGCGAAACGAAGTGTGATGGAATCCGAGCCAATATTGGCAACATCACCAGCAAAAAGCAAAGCACCGGATTGACGAATGGAGGCGTTATCGGCCAAAAGTGCGCGTACTTCGGCTTCAATCATCGCCGCAAGGCGCAAACCGCCGGTTTCAAGTCCGGCAAAATCTAAATCTTGTAAAGACATTTTTTATATCCTATTTGTTAAAAGTGAAAAAATAAATTTGTGGATTCCACTGTTAACCGGTGTGACCGTTTCCACACATATATATAATATTATGATATATTATCACAATATGTTACATTATATACTAAATTCATACTATTTTCAAACAAAAGGATTTTGTTATGGCTACCGATTTATCATCATCAAATTCATTTCCATTCATATATGTTGTTAGCGTTGGAACCACGTGGTCCGAAATCGTTCTTCCACTTGGCGCCAAACGTGTCACCATTGGAGCGTCCACCGCTTTGTATGTTGGGCAAAATGGCGCGTCCGATTCCGGTGTGGTTGGTACACATAAAGCGTTCGTAACATCCAACAATTATTTGGAACTTGAATTGAAAAACGATACACAACGTGCATCATCGATTTTTGTAGCCGCGCAAACTGGAACCGCTTCGGTTTCTATCATTTTGGAATAATATAACATTTCATAACATCGCTAAGGAGGAAACATGGCGCGGTTATTATACAGTGATGGAATTTCGGAATTACTACAATTCGATATTTCAGATCAAATTGATGGAATTACGCAATCTTTTAACACTTCATCATCTATGAATCAAGATTCATTACGTGTATACTATAATGGAATACGACAATCTCCAAATGATATATCATTTAATTCGTCAACGTCTTTTTCACTCTCATTCACACCGCAGATTGGTGATTTTCTATTCATTGATTTTGTGGTTGGATAATCTTAATCAAAAATAGGAGCTATATATGGCTGTTCAAATTACTAGTGCACAAATAAAAGATAGTGCGATAACCGAAGATAAATTAAACGCAAGTTCGGTCACCGCGACAAAAATCGCCGCTGGGGCAGTAACCCAAGCAAAAATATCCAATTTTGCAGTTGGACAATATCAATTGGCTAATGGTTCCGTTGTATCGGGTAAAATTGCCACGGGTGCCGTTACTCCGGCAGCATGTGATCTTACAGCTACATGGAATTTTGTAAATGGTACATTAAAAGCTAATACACCATCCAGTTCGTCTGAGGTTGCCAATAAAAGTTATGTGGATAGTGTGGTATCCTCCAATATTTATTGGAAACCACCGGTTCGTGTTGCTTCAACCGAAAATATTAGTCTTACAAACGCGCCGGCTGCAATCGATGGTGTAACACTATCAACCGATGATCGTATACTTGTAAAAGATCAAGATACCGCATCAGAAAATGGTGTTTATGTTTTTAATGGTTCCGGATCGGCTATGTCAAGAGCATCGGATTGTGATTCAGCGGCGGAATTAAATGGAGCAGCGGTATTCGTTAAAGAAGGTTCCACCAATGCCGATCAAGGTTTTGTACAAACTGATGAAGTTGTCACAATTGGAAGTAGTGATGTTACATTTGTACAATTTACAGGTCTCGGACAAGTAACCGCTGGTGATGGGCTTGATAAAACTGGAAATACACTTTCAGTTGATGCCGGTGCAGGGTTACAAATTGCTTCTGGTGCAGTTGCAGTAGAAGCCGGTAATGGATTGTTCATCGATTCAAATGCAGTCGCAGTATCTGTTGATGATAGTACAATTGAAGTCAATGGAAGTAACGCGCTTCAATTGAAAGACGGTGGAATAACAACCGCGAAAATCGGAACCAATCAAGTAACCGGAAATGAAATCGCCGGATCTGCCGTTGGAACCGCGAACCTAGCCGATTTATCCGTGACATCCGCGAAGTTAGGGGCTTCCAGTGTTTCGGCGGTTAAGATTGCTTCAAATGCTGTCACATCCGACAAAATAAATTCAAATGCTGTTACTGAATCAAAAATAGCTACATCCGTGGCTGGTGATGGATTGAGCGGTGGAAATGGAAGCGCTTTGGCAGTTAATGTTGATGATGCAACCATCGAAATCAACACCGATACATTACAATTGAAGGATTTAGGAATTCCAAGCGGAAAATTACAAGATTCAGCAATTACCACCGCGAAATTGTCTGATGATAGCGTAACAAAAGCAAAAATCAATTCTGATGTGGCTGGAAGTGGTCTAGTACAAAATGCCGATGGTTCTTTGGAAGTATCTGTAACCAACGGTTTAATTATCAATTCTGACCAAATCGGAATCAATGAAGGCGCCGGATTGGAAGTTGATGGAAGTAACACGTTAAATGTTTTGGTTGATGATTCATCATTGGAAATCGATGGAATTTCAGGCAATTTACAAGTAAAATCCGGGGGGGTTGATAGTACACATCTAGCGAGTGAAGCAGTCCAAACATCAAAAATCCAAGATGACGCAGTCACATTTGCGAAGTCTGGATGGAGAATGTACCAAGAATTATCAACAATTTCCGGTTCATCTACATCCACCATCGATTTGGCGCGCGCGCTTGATGCAAACGCAGTTAACGGTGTTATGGTATACAAAAACGGTTTGGCTTTGTTGAATCAAACGGCTTTATCTGGAAGCGCCGCGAATAATGACGAATTTAGTGTTTCGGCTGATGGTGGAGCTGGTTCCGTTGCTAGAATCACTTTTGGCGCGGCTTTGGCTGATTCTGATAATGTTTTGGTTTGGTACTTGACATAATAGTCAAAACTATTTTCCAAAATAGTCAAAATTATTTTCATAAAAACCACTGATATCACACGGTGGTTTTTTTTTACCTGTGGATAACCCTGTGGATAACTTATATAACCCTGTGGATAACCCTGTGGATAACCCTGTGGATAACTTATATAACCCTGTGGATAACCCTGTGGATAACTTATATAACCCTGTGGATAAC